TAGCCGTCGCCTCCCTTGCCTGATTCCTCAGCAGATGAAACTTGCTCACCTTTACCACGGCCGACAATGGCCGTAAAGATGTTAGTCCGTTCTACCTCTTGCAGGATTTCCAAGGCATTATGCCCGTAAACCACCCGTTTCCCTACAGATTCACCGATTCTCTTTTTAAAATCAATGTAGCGGGCGCCAATCCCGTTTCCGTTCATTTCAACGAAAAACTGCATTTCTAGGCCCCAGACCTTACATAGTTTCTTCAACGCATCAAATACTGATGTGTAGTAAAAATTGGTGCTATGTAAGGCCGTTTCAGCGATATAGCGAGCTTGCCAGTTGGTGCCTTGCAATAGCTCGTTAATAACCGGCTTGGCTTGTGTGCTTTTAGGGCGCTTGTCGTATACCGGGCTTTTTCTCAACTCCTCGATACCTGACTGGACGCCTGTAAAGGTCGTAATCTGGTCTTTCGTGGACTTCTGCGCCACATAAAAGTAATTAAATAGATGCGGATCCTCGATTGACTGGATAGCCATATACTCAACCAGTTCTAGCTCGTCATCATTTAACGCCTTAACCTCTGCTGTCAAGCGCTCAGACACGTAGTTTTCAGTAGTCAGGCTGTATTTTTGGAGTGCGGACTTAATCGCTGGCTTTCTGATGACTTTTATAAGCCGTTCATTAATATCAAATAAATAAATCAAGCTCTTTCGTCCCTCCAAACTATCCGTTTAATCGTGGCGTTAACGGCCGTTACATTATCCCCGTCCCGAACTGTGAACAGTTCTAATGGGCTGAATCGGTCTAATTCGCTCAGGATATTTCTGCCGTCATAAGAGGCCTTAACCTCGTCCGGGTCAAATAAGATGACAATATCTTTGCCAGCAGAGTAACTGCCAGAAAATGATATGACCTTTGAGCCATTGACGATCTGGACCCTATCAGTAACCTTTGAGACTGTGACTGTGATTGATTCTGGGAATACTTCCACGGCGTCAACAAGAGAAATAGGCCCTGTTGATGTCTGAGGGCTTTTCTTCTTGTAGCCATCAGGAATAAGCAAGCTGAACTTGCTAACCACGCTTAGGCTTGTCTCCTCGAAGCTGTCCGCTCCGTTGAAATAGCCGTAATAGATGAAATCTGGCTCGTCCTTAAATGATATTTCAAGAAATCCGCTCTGTGCGTGAGTCCTCAAAATCTTGTTTAATTTAGCGAACTTGTCCCGCATTGCTGAGCTTGTTTCAGCCGTTAGCTGATATTTAATTTCTATCGTCCGCTCTTCGTCTGAGTATTTATCTACCCAAACGCCACGGCGACCCGGAACGTTGGTAGTTGAGACGTCACGTCCCAAAATTCCACGTCCTGAAACTGTTAAATGGCGGTACCCCTCAATTAGTCTATTGAGGGGCTGGCCATTAATTAAAAGATTGTCGCTAGGCTCAAAAGTAGCGACTTCATTATCTAATTTCTTCAAACTAGCATAATCATACATACTTTCTCACCTCTTAATAATTGTCTAATACAAGCTCTAGTTCTTGCTGGCTTGTAATGTCGTTGGTAAATGCCCGATAGGCTGTATTTCCAAGTTTTAAAATGATGTCTGCCGGCTGTTGGCCTACTGTGAGGGTTCCGCCTTCAAAATTGACGTTTGGATCATAGGCTGTAAGGTTGCCTAGCGCTCCATCTACAGAGCTAAGCTCATCTTGGAAGGTTCCGGACAGGTCCTTGTCAGTAAAAGCATTGATGGCCCCTTGTGCCATGCTACCAACTGATTTTGCTACCTGTTCGGCCTTACTGTTGACCCCGATTATAAAACCTTGGTCAGTATAGACACCGAACTGTCTAAATACCCTAGATGGCGACTTGATACCAAGCAAGCCCTTAGCCCAGTCAATAGCGCCTTTAACGGCTCCACCGACCGCATCAATTAGTTTGCTAGCAAATGCTGTTACACCTTTTACAAAGCCTAGGATCAAATCCTTACCAACACTCAAGGCGCCACTAATAAAACTTTTAGCTCCATTTACTGCGTTAGTAAATGCGTTTTTAACTGCATTGACAATGTTAGATCCAGCGGTAGTTACCGTATTTACTACATTATTCCAGCCATTGGAAATCGTACTGCCGATATTCGACATAAAATTCCCGATTGCGGAAGTGATACCACTCCAAGCACTGGAAATGCCCGAAGAAATGGAACTCATTGTACTGGACAGGAACGAAGTGATCCCGTTCCAGATACTAGAAAATATGTTAGATATAGCGTTCATGGTATTTGAGAAGAAGGATTTGATCCCTTCCCAAATCGAAGTTGCCACGCTAACAATTCCATTCCAGATTGCGGTCAATACGTTTAATATCATGTTCCAGATAGCTTGCGTTTGCTCCAAAACAACATTCCAAGCGTTGACAATCGCCTGTTTAATTAAATCAAAGTTACCTGTTACCAGACCTACGATTGTTAGCAAGATTCCAGCGAATATCGCTTTAATGCTTTCCCAGACATGGCCCCAATATTCCGAAATGAAATTCAATATAGTTTGAATCACATTCCAAACATTAGTAAGGATCGTAGAAACAGTATTGTAAATAGCGTTCCAAACTGCGCTAAATGCGCTTGAGATAGCGTTCCAGATCGTGTTCCAAGTATCTGAAATCACGGTCAATGTAGCATTGATGAAATCGCTGATCCCTTGCAATGCCGTTGTGACCAGATTTGAGATAAATTCCCAGACCGGACCTAAAACGGTTGATAAGGTATTCCAGATCACTGTCCAAATCTCTTTCAGTAACTCAAGACCGGCTTGAATCACTTGAGTCAATCCCTGAATAGCAATACCTACAGCGGATTTAACGCCTTCCCAGATTCCGACTGCTACGCCTTTCAGCGTTTCCCACGCTCCGGACCAATCACCGTTTATAATCTGCATGATGGCCTTGATAATGCCTAAGATGGCATTTAGAGCCGTGCCGACTACAGATTTCAGCGTATTCCAGACTGTTTGGACGATCGGAACAATCGTATTCCAGCCTGCCTCAATGACAGGGGCTATGGCGTTTGTTATCGTCTCAACAACGGCCTTAATAGCGTTCCAAATGTTAGTGGCTGTCTGCAGTATTAATTGATGGTTTTCGTTCCACCAAGCGACCAGACCACCAAATAAGCTCTTAACAACACTTACAATCTCATTGATAACCGCTGAAATGGCGCTGGAAACAGCTTTAAAGGCCGAATCCACCTTTTTTCGGAACTCTTCGCTGGTCTTATAGACTCCGACCAGAACGCCTATTAAACTACCGACAATAGCAACGACTACCAAGAATGGAGCGCCTATAGACGATACGGCGCCGACTATCTTCGCAAAGACGACGCTTAGAGAACTTCCACCGCTATTTAGCAATGCAAACCAGCTTGTCACCTTCGACACAATGGCGCCGATTCCTGTAAATACAGAAATAAGCTTACCTACGCCGGACGTTATGACCCCGAAGGCCGTTAAAACTGGACCTGCTGAAACAACAATGGCTCCAATCCATTTCTGCCAAGGAGACAGCGGGAGATTATCCCAGATCGTCTTCAAAACCCGTACAATGTTATTTTTAAACGTAATAACCGTGTCTTTCAGGTTCTGCATTAAGCCCTTGATGTCAGCGTTTTTCTGGCCAAGGCCTGCTACTAGGTTCTGAGCCGAAGCCTTCATGGCCTCGAATGACCCGGAAACCGTTTCACTTGCTTCTTTAGCCGTCGTCCCTGTTATCCCCAGCCGTTCTTGGGTAACGTGGATAGCTTGGATCAACTTATCAAACGGAATGTCCTTCACGTTCTTGGCTGTAGCCTTGAACGAGTCACCCATTACGCCAGATTCGTTGACCAAGCGGGCCATTTCTTCTTGAGTACCACCATAACCAAGTTTCAGGTTGTCCAGCATAGTATAGTTATCCTTGGCAAAGCCCTGATAAGCATTTTGAATATCTGTAATATTCGTACCAAATTTGTTTGCGTTATCGGACATGTCAACTATGGCCATGTCAGCATATTTGGCGGCCTGTGCGGTATCTCCACCCAAACCTTGAAGAAGGCTAGCGGAGAACGAAGTGACCTGCTCCATGTATTTTACACCAGAGACACCAGCCCATTTGTATGCTGATTCCGAATTCTTGATAACAGTATCAGCAGAACCCTTAAACATGGTTTCAATACCACCTACAGCCTGTTCTAGTCCTGCAAAGGACTTGACGACTCCGCCGATAGCACCAACGACCGGAAGAGTGAAACCGGCTGTCATACCAGCCCCAACCTTCATCATGGCCCCGCCGACGTTATTAAGCGTACCGCTCAATTTCTCAAGGCTTGAGCCTGTCTGGTTTTTTAAACTTTGAAGCGAGGCTTGGGCTTCTTTCATTCCTTTGGCAAAGTCGGAGACGTTGGCCTTTAGTATGGCGCTAACGTCAAATGATACTCCCATCAACTACCTCCTTTCTTTGCGTGATTAATCAGCCTGTTCCTTTCGGCCATATCAAGCCTTCTGGCTGGTATAGCTTCTTTTCCAGACTGATTCTTTCTAAAAATCTTTTCAAATTCTTCTTTGTGGTTGTAAAACTCCTCGAAAGTCTTAAATGCAGGCCGTGCAGACTTGCCTCTGCCCTTCTGAGCCTTGACAGACTGGTTAAACCATGCCTGAATGGCCGAATTAAGGCGTTTGTCCTCTTGTCTGATGGCATAGGCCATATTATAGATTTCAAATTCTTCCAGCGTGGTCCGCATAGCCTCTTTAAAACTCATTCCATGCCTGCCAATAAGCAAAGCTAGAGCTTCATCATACCCAAAGTTAGAACTTGACGAGCTAGAGGCCCCTACTCTGTCAGATTCATTGCCTTTTTGAGTAGGGGAGACGCTTTTAACTCGTCAACAATGGCATTGATAGTTTCGTCATACTTTTCATTGACGATAAGGTCTTCTAAATAAGCTTCAATGGCTTCATTGCTTGGCTTTTGATTTTCGGTTACTGTCCCAGCTTTAATCAAATCAATAAATGCTAACGGGTCATTTAGAGCTTGTCCTGCGTTAAACATGGTCATTGCACCATATCCAGTCTTCATACCTTCCATTTCTACCGAATGAAGCTTGTTCATTTCTCGCAAAAAGCCAATGCCAAAACGCAAAGTGTGCTCACGACCACCAATATTTAAAATCATTTGTTATTTTCTCCTTTAATCTAAAAAAATAAGGGGCATTAAGCCCCTAAATTAAACTTCTTCACCCGGTTTGGCTTCTTCCTTGGCCAAAGTATGGTATTCATACTGCGTAGCCTCAAGAGCTAGTTTTTGGGAAGCTGTAAGCTCGTCAGTCTGGATAATTCCGTTGCCGTCGATAGCAATTTCGTAGGTAAGCTCTACTTTGTCATCAGCAGGCGCTGAAATTTCAAAGTTTTTGAAGTAGCCTTGGTAGTATTCTACGTCGTACTTTTCCTTGCCGCCTTCGGTTTTCTTGCTTCCGAGGTCCACAATCCAGACTTCGATCTTATCTGTGTTACGGAACCACTTGCGCATTTCTTTCCACATGTTCACCGTGTCTTTGTCCTCGCGGTAAGCAAGAGAAGTACATTCTCCTGATGTTTCACCGTCTGAAACTGAGTTTACGACACCATCTTTTGTTTTAGTGGTTTCTACTTCTTTTTCAGCGTTCAGCGTCAGCTCAGTCTGGAAGCGAACCTTACCGGCATCTTGTTTTGTCCGGTCTTTTAGGCGACGGAAGAAGGCAATATAGTCTTTTCCTTGGATTAAATCTGCCATTATTTATCTTTCTCCTTTTTTGTAAAATTAAAAGTAAAATCCAGCACTACATGTAGTAGTGGTTGGACATCTGTATTATCGGGTATGATTTGCTTGTTAGTTGTTGTGTGCTGTAAGTGACACTCCCATTTTCCAGATATTGACTTGACCATAGTCTCTAAATATGCCGAAATATCGTCCAGAGTGGCCCTCTGTGACGTTTTAGCGTAGACATGGACTGTTTGGTTGACCGTCCCGAAAAGGTCCCGATTTCGGGCCTCTTGGGCGCTATTCTCGCCAATGTAGATAAAAGGGTATTGTGTCCCAGCTTCTGGCAAAAAGTCGAAAGTCTTTTCTCGCTTCTCTGCCATCTGGTAAATAAGCCTAAATAGCTCGTGACTTGGCGTCATTGGAACACCCCTTTCATTACTTTGGTCATATCTTCCTGAAATTGAGGTTGTACCTCTTGGAGCATAGGGCGCATAAACGGCTTCCCAGATTGATAACGGGTCCCGTACTCTTGGTAGCCTGAATAACCAGCCTCTGCGTTGATATGTGCTTCCATTCCGTGGTAAGACGTTTTGATATTGCTTTTAAGGAAGCCTGTATCAACTGGCGCCTTGCCCTTGGCTATGGATTTACCACGTTCAGCATGGTTTTTCAGGACCTCAAGGGATTGCTTGACTGCGTTCGGGTGAGCGTTGTAGATTGTCATTGTCAGTTTTTCTAGGCCTTGCCATTTAATGTCAAATCCCATTCGGACCTACCTTTTTCAACCTGACAGCGCCCTTAATTGGGGCGTCGATTGCTTCGATTGGCTCATAAACGGCATTTTCAAAGATGGCTTGTCTAAATGGTGCTTGTTCCTGCTGGAATCGGCAAGAGATAATGACATCTGTCCGGTTTCCGTACAGTTCAAATACCTTTGATTGGCTGACTTTATTTACAAGACAAGGCACTGGCTTGGTGCTTCGGCCTTGGCTCTCGTAAATATCCTTTTCTGGATTGTATTTCTCACGCTCTCCACGAATCAGAATAATTCGGTTAGGCGTTTTCATAAGAAAATAGCCTTTCCTCTCTGTCTCTGCGAGCCATCAAGGCCAAAATCTTTGTTAAGAATGGCCATATACGGCTTGAAGAGGTTGTCCCATTCCTGATAGGTCACGGAATACCCATCAACCGTTTCAGAGGTCACGCCCTCAGATCCCTTTCTTCCATACAGCTTATACACAACATTCTCGATCATGAAATTATACTTACTTTCTATCTCAGAGATCCCAACAAGGGCCTTGAAATAGCTTTCAGCGTCATCTATTAGATCATTTAGCAAATCATTTTCCAGGTTGTCGGCCGGATCGATACCCAACCGACGCTTAATTTTTGCTAGTTGGGTTTCTTCCATGCCTTACCCCTCTTTGTTTTCTTGTAAAAGAGCCACTAGATCGGCTTTCTTAGCGTCTGCGTCATAAGAAACGCCTTGAGCATCTAGCTGTTCTTTAAGCTCAGAGATTTTCAATTTCTCAATAGGTTTTTCTGCCTCTTCAACTGGTGCTTCTGGCTCTTCTGGCGCTGGCGCTGGCTTATTGCCCTCTTTGGCAATGACGCCCTTGCCTACAAGCTCAGAAATGCGAGAATCAGAAACAGAAAAATCAGAGCGTGGATAAAAATCGCCTTCTTCATAAAAGCGGTTGTTATCCTTAGTGTCAATAATATTTCGGGTTACAATGTAAGCCATTGTCTACCTCCTTAAAATTAAACGTTAGAAGCGTCTGTGAGCTTAGCAAATGCGTTTGTCTTCGTAATCATGACTGCAATGTCCATTGTGCAACGGATAGCAACCATTTCTTGCTCGAAGAGGTTGATAGGTGTTCCGTCTGCGTTCTTGATGGTTGAGATTTGACCGTCTTCTGAAATCTTATAGTTAATGTTGTAAGGCACACCGTAGATCAGGTTGTCAAAGTTACCAGCGAGCAAATCGCCTTTCTTAAATTGTTTAGATTTCATGTCAACCACTACAGTTCCATCTAGTTTGTTAGTGTCTTTGTCGTAGATTGTCTTCTTGTCGCCGTCACGAGCATCACGAAGAGCAGAGCGGTTAGATACACGAGACACAAACGCATTGATCTCAATGTCATCATCAAGAAGCTTGTCTTCAAGTTTCAAGATGTTTTCGTAAGTTACAGGTCCACCAATTACCTTGCTTGCGTCTTTGGCCGCCTTCGCTACAGAGTTAGCAAATGGTGTTTCATGGCCAAGCAACCCTGCTTCGTCGATCTTGGTATAAAACGCTTCGACGATTTGAGGTTTCATGTCCTCAAAGAATTTCTCCCAAGTGTAGTTTAAAACTTCACGAGAAGCGACTAAGATAATACCTAGTTTGTGCGCACGAAGATTGACTGGCACCACTTCTGGCTTGTCTGTCTTGATTGTTTCAGTTTCATTA